CGACGCGCTGGAGGAGTTTATCCGCAAGGCGACACAAAACATGTGGAGCGGCGCAATGATGCGCGTTTGTAGGCTTGTTTTTGCCGACAGGGACGCGCTCAGAATGCCCCCGTATGACGTCGCACCCTATGGAGGCATGGCGAACAATAACGCCTATAACCCCGACACTATCAACGCTATAGCGGATATATATATTTACTATTGCGGTCTATACGATAAAATCGTGAATTTACACGGTTTTAGTAAATTTTGCGGGGTAGATACCGACACGCTTTACAAGTGGGGCGCGGACGATCCAGCCGGGGCGGTCAGCAGTAAACGCGTGGCGGTTTTTAAAAAACTATCAAGCGAAAACGAGCGGAGCCTAGCGGACAGAGTGGGAACGGGCAAGGTAAACCCCGTGGGCGTGCTGGCAGTGCTCAATCATCACCACGGCTGGAACATGCCCGGCGTGTCACGGGAGATCGGGCGCAGGACGGCGCGGGCGCTTGATCAGCTGCCGCAATTCGGCAATGTGCACAACGCATTGACCGACGGCAGCAGGGCGCAGGATGTGCAGGACGCCGCAGAGACCGCATAAACACGGCGTTTTTGCATGTACAATGCAGGACGGAACCGGGGCGCAAAATGGCTATTTTGCGAATAGTTGCGGGAATGCAAGAAGGGGCGCCACGTTATGCAAGATTCCCTGCACCGGGACGGGGCGCCGTGGGGCGTCGGGGCGTGGGGGTCTGCCGGGCGATCCAGAGACCGGGCGGGTGAGTCCCCCAATCACCCAAGAGCCAAAAAGCCCCCGGTAGTAGAAATATAAATACCCCTAGCATAGACACCTATGGGGCATATATAAAAATCCCGAAAAGATAAAAAGGGCATACACTTACGAGCGGTATATAGATATATACACTCTAAGTGTATGTATAGCAGGAGGGTGGGAAGTGAATAAGCTGCTGATAGCGATTTTGAATGCGATAGTGATTTTGCACCAAGAGAATAAAGCGATAGCGAGGGAGCTTACGGGCAATGAGGGCATCGACAAGATGTGGGACGAGTTGTTCTTTGCGCAGCTCAAGGACGTAATGGCGCCGCCAGAGGAAGCTGCGGAAGCGCCAGCGGAGGAAGCGCCGAAGCGTAGGGGGAAGAAGGATGCTGATAGTGACAAGTGATGGGTCACAGGCTGTGAACCCGATGAACTTTGACTGCATCAAGGCGCTGGGGGACAAGATCATCTGCGAGTCCGGGGACAAGCTGTTCGTGCTTGCGCGGTACGGGAGCGAAGAGCGAGCGAAAGAGATTTTCGAGGACATGCTTGAGGACTTTGCGAGGTCGAACGAGATTCCGTTTGACGGTTCGATAAGCCCGTACTGGCTACCAGAGAAATAGCCCTTTCGCCAAGCGGGTAAGGCGGCAGGCTTTGAACCTGCCATACGGTGGTTCGAATCCACCAAGGGCTGTAGCCGAGCGTAGGCGGCAAATGGCTCCTTCGCAGTCAACGTGCAGACTGAGTGCACGTAGCGTACCCGATGCTGATTCGGTAGCCCCCACGCGGGTGCGGGGCGAGTGCTTGGCGAGCGGTGCAACTCCGTCGCCAAGAAGTAGAGATGGGTCGCGCCCATAGGGAGTGCGCAGAACGGTGTGCGCATAGAGGCGGTGAGCAAGGGCAGTCCGCTGTTTAATGTGCGTCGGCATACATGCGCCGAACGCACACCTGCATGGGATAGGCACTGACAAGCCGAGTGCCCATAAAAGCCGCGCGGCGGCGATTAGCTAATCACGGTGATTGTCAGTAGTCCGTGTGCGTCGCGTTGTCAATCGAGGTTCGGGTAGGTTCGTAGATTGATATAGGTCAACGGGAGGGGGAGATATGTTTATACTGCGAGTAGCGACAACAGTGCTAATCGTGTTATTTATGCTCATCATCGGTTGGTTTCTGCTGTCCACAAAAGTATCTGATAAGGCGTCGGTTGTCGGGTTCTCCGCGATGGAGATCACGTACATCATGGCGCTTATTTGCGTATGGGGGTAAAACATGGCGTCTTGTGAAGGAATAACGGTTCAGTACACATACAAGTCCGACCTCGAAGGTATCAAGATGATGCTTGACGACGGTGCATATGCGCCGATCAGGGCACATTCTGCCGATGCGGGGTTAGACCTTCGGGCTTGCGAAGACAGGGTAGTGCCGCCGATGGGCAGCGCGATTTTTGACACAGGCGTGCACATCATGATTCCGAGCGGGTACGTCGGGTTCCTCAAGTCCAAGAGCGGGCTGAACGTGAACCACGACATCACTGGCGAAGGTGTAATAGACGCTGGGTATGCCGGGAGCATCGCTGTCAAACTCTACAACCACGGGAGCGAACCGTACATGGTGCGCAAGGGTGACAAGATTTCTCAGCTTGTCATTCTGCCGATAGCGATTCCGAGTTTTGAGCTTGTGAACGAGTTTGAAGAAACTGAGCGTGGCAGCAACGGATTTGGCAGCAGCGGGAGATAATGCATGGCGAGTGCAGAGCTGCGTCAAAAGGTTGCGGAATACAACGCATACATCAAGAAGAACGGGATCGACGAGCCGATCATTGACGCGTATTTGATGGCGGCTGAGGTGGCTTACACGACGGAGAACGACCGGGTGAGCGGGCTGATCCTGTCAGGGCGCACGAAGAAGCTCATTGAAACGCTGGTAATGAATCTGACGAACGGCACCATGTGGGACTTGGAGAAATACGCGTTCGAAGAAAAGGCAGAGTACACGATTCTGAACAGGTATTACGATGTGCTTCTTCTGGAAGCGCAGAACCGAGTCTTAGACAGCTATCTTCGGTACTTAGAGCGCAAGCGCGACCCGAAAGAGCGGTTCTACATGCCGAAGCGAGAGCAGCTTAACAAGATTGGCTTGATCACCTCGTTGCAGGACATGCTCGACGACAAGGCAGATGTTCTGTGCATATCACTTCCGCCCGGAACGGGAAAGACCACGCTGTCGAAGTTCTTTGTGTCTGGCGTAATTGGGTGGTTCCCAAACGAATACAACCTGTTTTTCTCGCACAGCGGCGACATTGCTCGCATGTATTACGATGGCGTGTACGACATTGTGTCGAACCCGGATGAATACACTTGGGGTGAAATTTTCCCGGAACTAAAAGTAACGAGCACGAACGCCAAGATGCAGCAGTTCAATGTTGGCAAATATAAGCCGTTCCCGTCTTTGCAGTGTACGTCGCGTGGAAGTAATAACGCGGGTGTCGTGCGTGCGTCCAAATTCCTGATGGTAGACGACCTGATAGCTGGCATTGAAGAAGCGCTGAACAAGAACATGCTGGATAAGCTGTGGAACATCTATTCTGTCGATGCGAGACAGCGAAAGATAGACGGGTGCAAAGAGATTCATATAGCGACCAGATGGTCTGTGAACGATGTAATTGGTCGCTTGCAGCGGGAATACGAGGGAAGTGACCGCATCCGTTTTGTTTCCGCACCGGATGTAGACCCGAAGACCGGGAAGTCCAACTTTGACTACGAATTTGGCGGGTTCACGTTGCAGTTTTTCGAGGATCAGGCGAAGCTCATGGACGATATTTCGTACAGATGCCTGTATAAGCAGGAGCCGATAGAGCGCGAGGGTCTGTTGTACCACGAGGAAGACCTGCGGCGCTACCTGCAATTGCCAGATCACGAGCCAGATGCGATCCTTGGCATTTGCGACGTGAAGAACAAGGGGACGGACTTCATGTTTCTGCCGTGCTTTTACCAGTACGGCGAGGATTTTTACCTTGTGGACTGCATTTGCGACGATGAACCGGACTTTGGCGTGCAGGAAGAGCGGTGTTCTTCGATCATTTTGCGGCACAAGATGCAGCAGTGCCAGTTCGAGGCGAACAATGGCGGCGACCGCTTTGCGTCAAACGTCATGGAAAGGGTCGCGGCGGCTGGCAGCGGATGCAACATTACCACCAAGTTCACAGAAACGAACAAAGAAACCAAGATAATCGTAAACGCCGATTGGGTAAAGAAACACGTCCTGTTCAAGGACAAGACGATGTACGACAACAAAGACGACTATGGGGTGATGATGAAGTGGCTTTTCGCGTATGCCGTTGTCGGGCGGAACCCCCACGACGACGTTCAAGATGGGCTAGCGATATTTGCATTATTCGTCACTAGGAACGCAAGGTACGCAACGGTCGAGGCGATAAGAAACCCGTTTAGCTTATAGGGGGTGTGCATGGAAAAAGAAATATGGCGTGACATTAGAGATTTTGAGGGGCTTTACCAGATCAGCAACTATGGAAGAATTAAGTCGCTGGGGAGAAAGTTACCCGTAGGATGGGGCGGATTCCGAACCACGAAAGATAGAATAATTAAGCCCGTTCGTTGTACTAATGGGTACTTAGAAGTTTCGATGACGGTGAACGGTAAAAGGACTGTTCGGCTTTTGCACAGGGTGGTTGCAGAGGCGTTTTTGCCGAATCCGCACAAAATGCCAGAAGTGAATCACATTGATGAAGACATAAAGAATTGTTGCGCAAGCAATTTGGCGTGGTGCACATCAAAGCAAAACGCCAATCATGGGACTCGGACTGCCAGAATGATGGAAAAGCGTGTCACAAAAGGAGTTATTCAACGCACAAGAGACGGCAAGTTTGTTAGAGCATACAAAAGCATTGCCGATGCGTGTCGAGCTACTGGTGCGTTTGACAGCGCAATTATTAAGGTTTGCAATAATAAGCAACATACAAGCGTCGGATATGTATGGGAATATGCTGAATAAGCGTTTGGATGGTGACGAATATGCTGTCTAAAGACATGTTTGAGCAGTACATCTACATGAAGCAGGAAGTGGAGGACACACGCGAGCAGATCGCGGCTATTGAAGACTCCATTGCCAAGCTGATTGAGGAAGGGACTGTCAAGGACAAGGTATATGGTGGAGAGGGCGGCATACAGGGATTCCACATCGAGGGATTCCCCGTGGTCGAATACTACAAGAAGCTCAAGAAACTGCGCAATAAGCGTTTAGAACTCATCCACAAGGAAGACAAGCTGTTTGACACGGTAACAGACGTGGAAATGGCAATAGATTCTCTTCCGAGTTACCGAGACAGGCTGATGCTTCGGAAAGTATTCATTGAGGGCATGACGCAGGAACAGGCAGCAAAGCAACTCCACATTGACCGAAGCCTGATAAGCAAGAGAATTTCCAAAATCCTGTAAGTTTCACACTATTCACAAAAAAAGTGCGCTATTTTTAAACTGGAACATAAGTAGCGAGATTCTTTATTCATAACTTTTTCCTCCCAAAGCGCGGTGCACCCCCTCCGCGCTTTTCTTATGCAAAGGATTGTGTGGTATGTGGCGATACGCAGGGCAAAACAGGAGACCGTTTTCCGCGCTCACGGGCAACCGTTATGGTAGGCAGACGATCTTCACGAAGAAAAACAGCATAGACAAGACGAACATTGTTGATGAACTGAGCAAAGCACTTACTGTGCATCGGCAGAACGCGATGGAGATTGACTATCTGGACAAATACTATCGCGGCGACCAGCCGATTCTTTACAGGGAAAAGAAGGTGCGCCCGGAAGTCAACAACAAGGTCGTCGAGAACCTTGCGATGTTCATTGTCGAGACGAAGACCGCAGAGATCGCTGGTGAGCCGATTCAGTACGTTCTGCGCGGCACCGATAAGTCGAAGTCTGAGGAAATTGCTCGACTGAACGCCATCATGGAAGGTGAGGACAAGGCATTTTTCGACATTGAGCTTTGCAGATGGCGCAGCATATGCGGAACGTCGTACAGGTTCATTGGGAAAGACACGGTGCACAAGAGGCTTCTGGACGAGGAGAATTTCTATCTGTCCACGGAAGACCCGCGGTACACGTTTGTGGTCTATCACACCGATGGATACCCGGCGTTCTCCTGCCAGAT